CTACTGTAATAGATGGTAAATTGTATACAGAGGATGCGGCAGTAGCTAAGTTTTTTAATAAAGAAGTTGAGCCAATTAAAGTATTAAAAGAAAATATAAAAGAACGAAGCAAGAATTTAGCAGAAGGTGGTACAGTAATGAAAAAACAAATGGAAATGTTTGAAGATGGTGGTCTCAAAGATGAAGGTGGTATGACTGATGAAGTATCAGGCAACGATGTACCATCAGGCTCTACACGAGAAGAAGTGAGAGATGATATACCTGCACAGTTAAGTGAAGGAGAGTTTGTATTCCCTGCTGATGTGGTTAGGTACATAGGTCTTGCAAAGTTAATGCAATTACGACAAGAAGCTAAACAAGGACTAAAGCAAATGGAAGCTATGGGTCAGATGGGTAATTCAGATGAAGCTACTATGGCTGATGATTTACCTTTTGATGAAACAGACCTTGACATTGAAGACGATTTAGAGTATAATAGAGGTGGGGTAATTGAAGCACAACAAGGTACATATGTAGCTCCTACTATACCTATAGGTAGACAACCTTTAGGAACAAATCCAATGGGTAATCCAACTCAAATAATGCCACAACAAGTAGCAAGTGGAGTTTCCGGTGCTTCACGTGGAACACCTTATGTACCAAATGTAGGTAAAATGTATGGAGCAGGTGCAACACCATATGCTCCTGTATCATATCAAGACTTCTTAGGACCTAGTGCAGGTGGAGCACCTCAAACTGAAACAGTTAGATACTTTAATGAAGCAACAGGTCAGACACGTATGATACCTCATATAGTAAATGCTGATGGTTCAAGAGGTGCAACGCTGTATCCTATACCTGAAGGTTTTGTTATACAAGAAGAAGCACCTAAAGAAGAAGCCAAGAAGAGTCAAGTAGCATCAGCTAAAGTAGCACCTGCTGAGTCAGGAGATAACAATGACGGTGGAGGACCTACAACGAGTGCAGTTGATTTAACAGGTAACCCACTTTCATATACATCTGTGTTTGGGGGTGATACTCTTGATAAAACAATGAAAGAGTATTCATCTTTACAAAAAAGTCTATTCAGTCCATATGATGCAGGTAGCAGAGCATTATCAGGTAAAATAAATGTTAATAATGCTGTATTATCAGCAGGAAAAATAGCTTTATCTGATATAAGAGGTAAAATATCTCAAGGCTTTGGTATACCTACTAATTTTGACTTCGGTAAATTATCTACTTATAAAGATATATCTTCTAACAGAGCAAAAGAAATGAGAGATGAAGTAAGCAAACAGCTTAATCAAAACATAGAAAGTATTCGTGCTGCTGTAATTGACCCTACTACAGGCGAGGCGTACACCAATAAATCATTTTCTAATGCACTATCTAAATATGAGGTTAAAACTACTGTTCTAAATAAAAATACTAACATTAGGACTAAAAGAAATATAGGTGAAATAGTTACAGAATTAAGAGATAAAAAGTTAGAAGAAGTTGAAAGATATCAAACAGACACAGGAGTCCGTGATAAAACAGACCCTGAATCAATTAAGACAGCACAGCAGGTTGCAGAGAATATAAAAAATGCATCTGACTATTTTGGAGATAATGCTTTTCAAAGTTCTTATGAAGAAAGTGACTATAGTCCAAGCGATAGTTTTGGTGGAACGGAATCAACAGAATCACAACAAGAAGATGCAGGAGGTTCTTTTGCAGGAGATGACCCTGCATTTAATCAAGGTGGACTAGCAGGTAAAAAGAAAACACCTAAACCTAAGAAGATGAAGCGAGGTGGATTAGCTTCACGTTAATAATCCACAATTAAAGGCTACTTATCCCCCAACAATAATTGGCTACGATAACCCCAAAGGAGAAGACAAATGGCTGAAGAAGCTACAAAGACAATGGTGGAAGAGAACACACCTAAAAAAGAAATGTTTATGAATAGACCTTATTCTCAAGAAGAGAGAGTAAAGAGAGATGAAGAAGAACTGGCAAGGCTCGTTGAAGAGCAAAAAAGTGCAGGTGAGACTAGCGAAGAGAAAACTCCGAGTGAAGAAGAACCGACTAATGCTGAAGAGAAAACTTTTAAAAAGCGATATGGTGATTTAAGGAGACATACGCAAGAGAAAGAAAAACAGTTTCAAAAACAGCTAGATGATATGAAAGACCAACTAGCTAAAGCAACTAAGAAAGAGATGAAGTTGCCTAAGTCCGATGAGGACATAGAAGCATGGGCAACAGAGTACCCAGATGTAGCTAAGATTGTTGAGACTATTGCTATGAAGAAGGCAAGAGAGCAGTCAGCAGAATTAGAGACTAGAATACAAAAGATAGATGAGATGTCTGTTGAAGCTAAGAAAGAAAAAGCTGAAGCAGAATTAATGAGATTACATCCTGACTTTAATGATATTAGAGATAGTGATGAGTTTCACGATTGGGCAGATGAACAGCCAAAATGGGTACAGGATGCACTTTATGAGAACGACAATGATGCGAGGTCAGCCGCAAGAGCTATTGACTTATATAAATCAGACAAAGGAATCGGCAAGGAAACTAAGACAAAGAGTGATAAGAGTGCAGCTATGGAAGTTGGCACGAAAACTACGAAGACTAAAGTTGATGCTACTGATTCAGGTAAAAAAATACTTGAGTCTAATGTCCAGAAGATGTCTGCTAAACAGTATGAGAAACAAGCTGACACAATAATGGAAGCTATAAGGTCAGGCAATTTTGTCTATGACATATCTGGTTCAGCTAGATAGGAGTAGATGATGACACAAAAAGCAAAACTATATATACCTAAAAAAGATGAAGAATATATAGCACCCTTTGGTCCTGTTATGGGATATAAAAAATTAACACCTGCCTTTGTTAAAAAAATGAATACTTTAATGAAGATGGAGCTAGATGATTGGTCAGACCAATTAGTTGGTAAAGTTAAAGCAGAGTTAAGATTTAGTAAAGAAATAGAATCTTTATGGTTGAAAGAAGTATCGCAGTTTATAGGCAGATTTAGTGCTTATGCAGAACATAGAAACTCTTTTGGTGTTAATTTCTTAAACACAGAGAAATATAATTATGGTATTCAAGTAGCATCAGGATGGTTTGTACGTCAATTTGAAAATGAATATAATCCATTACATATACATACAGGTGCTAGTTTATCTTGTGTAGGTTATTTAGGGTTACCTAATGGTATTGAGAAAGAATGGGAAGAGGATTATAAAGACCATCATCCTGCTAATGGGCATATACAGTTTGCTCATGGTACACCATCAGGTTATAATACTACAAACTTTATGGTTAAACCACAAGTAGGAGACTTTTATGTGTTCCCTGCCGAATTATTTCACTGCGTATATCCTTTTAAAACAAAAGGAGAACGTAGGTCTTTTAGTGTAAATTTCAGTTTTATTGAAGTACCTAAAGAAAATAATAAAAAGAATGTTGACAAATAGTTATTTATGTATATAACTATATGTAACTAGAAGTGTAATACAACCCCTTATGGACACTTGTATTGCACAATACTACCCACTTTAGAGATTACCCAGTTATGTGAGCCTACGCAGGAATAGCTATCCTACGTACAACCTCAACGCATGAATGGTCCTTATAAAGTAAAATGACTAAAACTATAGTACACATTCCGTGTACATATGATAAATGTTTAAGGAGATTTAAATGGCATTTACAGCAGCGTCTGGATATGGCAACCTTCCTAACGGTAATTTTAGTCCTATTATTTACAGCAAACAGGTTCAACTTGCGTTTCGCAAAGGGTCTGTCGTTGATGCAATCACTAATAATGATTACTTCGGTGAGATTGCTAATATGGGCGATTCCGTTAAGGTTATCAAAGAGCCAGAAATTACAGTCAAGGCATATTCTAGAGGAACTACTATTACTCCTCAAGACCTTGATGACGAAGAATTTTCACTTACTATTGACAAAGCTAATTACTTTGCATTTAAAGTGGATGATATTGAGGAAGCTCATTCGCATATTAACTTTCAAGAGTTAGCATCTAATAGAGCAGCCTATAGACTAGCCGACCAATTTGACCAAGATGTACTTGGTTATATGTCAGGTTATAAGCAGAGTGCATTGCATAGTTCAGCAGATACAGCCAATACTACTACTAATGGTACTGTTGCTGTTTCAACTGCTGGTACTGACGAACTCTTATCTTCAATGAAAATTGATGCCGCAGACTTCGCAGGTACAGCAGGTGATGCTGTTACTATTCAGCCAAGGATGCCGGGTGCAACTGATGCAACTCCTGCCGCAGGTGATACATTTCCATTGACTCTAATAGCTAGAATGTCTAGACTAATGGACCAACAGAATGTTGACACTAATGGTAGATGGTTAGTATTAGACCCTGTATTTATTGAGGTACTAAAAGATGAAGATTCAAGACTATTCCAATCTGATTGGGGTGGAACTGGACTTCAGAACGGTTTAGTAATGAATAACTTGCATGGCTTTAAGATATATCAGTCAAATAATCTTCCAAGTTTAGGAACAGGACCTTCTACTACAGGTACTAATAGTTCCTCTAACTTTGGTGTGATTGTAGCTGGTCACTCATCGTCAATAGCTACTGCCGAGCAAATCAACAAGACAGAGACTTATAGAGACCCTGATTCTTTTGCTGACATTGTTCGTGGTATGCATTTGTATGGTAGAAAGATTCTTCGCCCTGAAGCAATCTGTACTGCCGCTTATCACTTAGCATAGGGAGATTGATTAATGGCAACCGTAGATTTATCTATATCAGCTAGAGGTAATCACCCAAGAGGTAGAAAGCCTTATATGATACAAAATGAAATCAACTTTGCAACTGCAGCCACTTCAAAAGGTACAGCACTTGCGGCAGCTGATATCATTAAGTGTCTAAGTGTTCCTGCTGAAACTGTTATCCTACACGCAGGATTTGAGGTTACAGCAGTACACGCAGGTACTTCAACTGATACAGCCTTTGACTTTGGTGTCACAGGTGGTGATGTTGATAACTTTGTAGATGGCTTTGACTTTGATGGTGCATCAGCAAATGCTTATGCTCCAACTCCTGCAGCTTACGCGGCTGTAACTGTTGGTGGCACTGCTGATACTATTGACTTATTGTTACAGGCTATGACTGGCACTACAACTGGTGGAAAGATAAGATGTTTCGCAACTCTTATGGATATCAGTGATGCTGGTGACATGGCAGCTGACGAAGTTGACAGAGACACTTTAGCTTAACTTATATATGAGAGAGCAGGGCAACTTGCTCTTTCATCTTACTTAGGAATTATTATGGCAGAAACTTACCTAACACTAACAAATAAAGTAATAGCAAGGTTGAATGAGGTTGCATTAACTTCTACAACCTTTTCTAGTGCTAGGGGTATACAAGTTCAATGTCAAAACGCAATTAATGAATCAATTAGATTTATTAATCAGCGAGAGTTTAACTACCCATTTAACCATGCGACAGAAACTAAAACATTGACAGCAGGTGTGGTTAGATACAGTTTACCTACATCTACTAAGACAGTAGACTATAATACATTTAGAATAGTCAAAGATAGTGACTTAGGTAACAGTGGATATAAATTAAATCTACTTGATTATAATGACTACATAAATAGAGTTATAAATCAAGAAGATGAAATAAACACTACAACAACTAGCACAACTCATACAGATAGTGTAACAACTATAACTGTGTCAAGCACAACAGGATTTGATAGTGCAGGTACAATAGTCATAGGCAACGAGACTATTACCTATACAGGCACTACAAGTACTACGTTTACAGGTGCTACAAGAGGTGCAGGGAGCACTACAGCAGCTACAATAGCTAGTGGTGTAACAGTAGCACAATTTGATAGAGGTGGTGTGCCTGAATACGTTGTTAGAACACCTGACAATAATTACTTACTATATCCATTTCCAAATAAATCATTCGCAATAAAGTTTGACTACTACACATTTCCTACTGACTTATCAGCACATGGAGATACAACATCTATACCTGATAGATTTGCACCTGTAATTATAGATGGTGCTACAGCATTTGTATATCAGTATAGAGGTGAGACACAACAGTATCAACTTAATATGCAGAGATTTGAACAAGGTATTAAGAATATGCAAACATTACTTGTCAACAAGTTTTCATATTTACGTTCAACATTCATACCTAGAACAGGAGTATATAACTCAGGTAGTGTAGATATTAGGGCATTGTAATGGCAGACCAATCACAAACAGTACCTTCGGCATTTAATTGCGAAGGTGGCTTAGTATTAAACAAATCTACCTTTATGATGCAACCCGGAGAAGCACTAGAGTTAGAAAACTTTGAGCCTGACATTGAGGGTGGCTACAGAAGAATAAATGGATTCTCTAAGTATGTAACAGCAGTTGTACCACAGACTGCATCATCTACAGAAAAAGTACTTATGGTGGCTACGTTTGGTAGTAAAGTACTAGCAGCTAGAGGAACTAGTATATTTAGTGCTGACCCCGGAGGTTCATCTTGGACTAGCATAGATAGTGGTAGAACAGGTGCATTAAAGTATAGATTTGAGAGATTTAACTTTGATGGTACAGATAAGATAGTAGTTGTAGATGGTGTAAACGCACCTACAGTATTTAATTCAAGTTTATCTGCAACAGACGTAAGTGACAGTTCAGTAGCAGGTTCTAAGTTTGTAGTATCACATAGAAATCATATGTTCTATGCAGGTAAATCAACTACTAAACAGGAAGTTGTATTCAGTGAACCTTTTGATGAAGATGGTTTTAATAGTGGGCAAGGTGCAGGTAGTTTTAAAGTTGATGACGAGATAACAGGTCTTAAAGTTTTCCGTGATGACTTATTTGTATTTTGTGAAACTAGAATATTTAAACTGTCAGGTAGCTCAAGTGCTAACTTTGCAGTAACAGATGTAACAAGAGATATAGGATGTATCAATGGGGATACAATTCAAGAATTTGCAGGTGACTTAATCTTCTTAGGTCCTGATGGTTTAAGAACCATTGCAGGTACAGCAAGAATTGGTGACGTTGAATTAGGTACTATAAGTTCTAATGTGCAATCTATTTTTAATGAGAACATAGCTAGTGCGTCAGACTTTGACAGTATAGTTATACCTGATAAGACACAGTACAGAATATTCTTTACTAAAGCTAATACAGATGAAACACTAACTAAAGGTATCATATGTGTTATGAGAGGACAAAGGTTTGAGTTTGCAGAGATACGTGGTATTAAACCTGCTAGTACAGACCACTTTGTATCGGAAGGTAACATAATAGTATTACATGGTGCGTATGAAAGTGGCTATGTATACAGACAAGAATCAGGTAATGATTTTGATGGTACAACAATAG